GGGTGGGCGTTGTAAACGATGCAAATTCTCATGCCCAAAGGTACAAAAAAAAGGGCCACCCCTTGCGAGATGGCCCAGACCACTAAACCATGCGGGGTATGAGGCCCGCAGGTCAAAGATACGCTACGAACCGCTGATTTGGGTCGTAGATGCCGAGAAAGTTGCAGCGGCGATGTTCAGCATCGGGTCGGGTTCCATGCCCGTCAGCGTCATCTCGTAGCCACTACGGTCACCGAATGCAGTACCCGTTCCAGCAGTTCCTGCCGAGGCTTCCAAGCCGTTTGCAGCACCAAGCAACCAGTAGCGTCCGTTGTTGTCAAGGACGATGACCAGCAAACGATTGCGAGCCAAAAGGCGCAGTTCATTGCGCACGGCGGTCTGCAACTTGTTGATGGTAAAGGTGACTTCGGGCGTGTAGAACAAAGTGCCGTTCTCGGTGCTTGCGTTCAAGGTTTCCGTCATGGACGAAGTAGCCTTGGTCAAGTCGTATTCAAACCAAGACCCCGAAACCGAGGTAGGAGTGAATCCAGTAACCAATCCGCTGCCGTTCGTGTTGACCGAACCTGTTGCGTTTATTGGTTGTACATAAATCGTTTTGATGCCGCCGACTGAATCTCGGCATCCGAGGGCGTAGCCCGTAGTTAGGGAGCAGGACATAGTGTATTTTTATTTAGGAGTTGCAAGAATAAAAAGCGGGGGGAAGTTTCCCTCCCCCCTTACACTTAGGCCAAGCGGAAGTCAACCATCAAGTCGGGATAGGCGAACTGCACACCTGCTTTGAAGGCGGCTTGGAAGCGAACCTCATCGTTGTCCTGAGAATACCACAAAGAGAAGTTCTCCTCGTCGGACAACAAGTCAGTTCCGTAGAACAAGTTGCCGAGGTAAGTGCAGACGATGCGGTTGGTGTTGGTCAAGCCTGGGACTGCAATCACACGGACATTGGTACCTGGGTAGATGATGTCGCCATCAGCCATGCCTTGCAGGTCAACTTGGTTGTACATCACACCAGTTTGGGCTTTGAAGGCTCCAATCAAGGTGCGGAAGTTGTTCCAACCGCAGAAGATTACGAGGTCATTCTTGGTCAAGATAGCCTGTGGGATGTCGTTGTAAACTTTGTCAAAGATGCTGATGACATTGCTTGTAGTGATACCAACCGAAGCCGATACTGGGTTCCAAGTAGTGGAGGAAGCGTTAGCAAGAACGGTAGAACCTGATGCAGCGTTCAGCAGTTGGTTGACACCGCTGAAGTAAGCGTTGCCCTGCCAGATGGCGGTTTCCAAGGCTTCGGCGATACGGAGAGCCTTTTGCTCGGAGAACGCCTGCTCAAAAGGAACGCCGTCGTAGGTAGAACCAGCGGTCAACTGCGACTGCATCCAGTACTGCTCCAAGGAACGAGGGCAGAGGGATTCTTGGATTTTCATCACGCCAACGGTGATGTTCCGCTGAGTGAATGTGGTGTTGCCTGTTGCAGACCAACCGCAGACGGTGCCTGACCCGATGTTAGCATCGGTGTCCATCAGGTTCAACGCAGCGGCTGACTTGATGCCCACCTGCTTGGTGAACAAGGCAGCAGAACGAGCGGCGAATACCGCTTTGGTGATGAGGGGGAGGCGCTGCTGCTCGGTATAAGTAGTCAGCGGGGAAACGAATGAATAAGCCATGGCTCGGTTTTTGGGGGGTTAAGGATTAATTGGATTTTTTGAGAGTTTGGATTGCTTGTGCGAGGGCGTTGAAGTTTTGCTGGGTTGCGGCCTTGCGCTGCTCCACGATAGCAGATGCGGTTGGCTTGGGGGCCTCGGATGGGAGTTCGGCGACCTTTTCCACGATGTCGGTCATGGTTTCCATCTGCGAGGCAAAGGAGGCCATCTTCTCTTTCATCTTGCCCATCTCCACTTCCATTGCTGCCTTCATTTCTTCAACGATAGCGGCAAGATGCTTGGCGACGATTTCTTGTACGGCTTCGGGGGTCAAGCCTACACCAGGAGCGGCAGGGGCTTCGGGAGCCTCGCCTTCGGGGGATACTTCAATCTCCACCTCTTGGGCTGCAACTTCAGCGGCAGGGGCTTCGGCTACGACAACTTCGGTGATTTTGCCGCCTTCGGTTTTGACAACACCAACGCCCTCAACTTCATGCTCTCCATCAGGAGCGGGGAGTGTTTCGTCTTCGGTGATGACATAGACAGGAGTTCCAGCAACGAGGTCACCGTCCACACGGATGACCGTACCATCTACCAACTTGTAGTCGGCAAAGGCTTGCTTTTGGGTTGTGAACTTGCGGAGTTCGGTCCGCAGGGTTTCAATGGCTGATTTTAGGTTCATAGATTATTGGGATTTGTAGTTTGGGTTGATATGTTGCAAAAAAGCGGTTAAGTCATCTGCAAGGCCTGCAAGTGCGACCTCCAGTTCAGTTCCTGTGTTCTTCATCCCGAATAGCCCCTCCACTGAAAAACCTTTGAAGGCGTGGCGGTTGTCCCACACCTCGTCATTCTCAACCTTGAAGGACCCGAACCAAGAGCCGTCGGGGGTGTCCTCGTAGCCTTTGGGGGGAAGGATGCCCCGCTCTGCGTCGGTGATGTAACTCTCAAACATGAAGACCCCATCCAGTTCGGCATTGTGGTAAGCATTCACATTGTGCTGGTTGCCCTGCTTAAAGTATTTCTGCACGATCTTCCTGATCGTGGCCTTGTCAAAAACGACATAGTACTCGCCGTAGGTATCGTCCTTGCGGAAGATAGGCGTATCGGCCAGCATGAGCGGTCCAGTCAGCACCCTGCGTTCTCCTGTTTCAGCGAACCGCTGCGGGGTCTTGGCGAAGGCTTGGAAGGGTTTTTCAATGGCGGGCATATCAACGAGGGCGACGAATTGCACGCCTTCGTCCACTTCGTCCACGGTCATTCGGTACACGGGAAGTTCCATGGGGGGATATGTAGCGGTTAGCCTAATGTTGCAAATTCGGACAAGCGGCGCACCCTGCTGGTCGTCTGCTGGATGTCACGCTCTACGACATAGGCCCGCATGGGTTGGTTCTGCTGACCTTGGCCCGATGACAGGTCGCCCGTTCCGAGGTTGGTCGTTTGCGGATTAGTGAAGATGGGCGGTGGGGTCATGCTTGCACCTGCCGTTCCACCCATCACGCCACCACCTGCTGCGCTTCCTCCACCCCCTTGGAATTGGGTCGCTTTAATCTTGGCCACATTCGCAAGACCTGCGGCAAGGGCAAGACCTGCCTCAACGAACCGCTGACCTGGGAAGACCGTTTCCGTGGGCTTAATAGCCAAGGCCGAGTTGACGGCAAGGTAGGTGCTGACGATGGCTTGGGCGATGCTTGCGGCTTTGGACACATTGAAGGCCCGCCGTTGGGCTTCCTCGCTCTTGCCTGCACTCGCTTGGATGATGTCGCCAATAACGGCGAAGGACTGCCCGACATATTTCTCACGAAGGGCGGCAAGGTCCGCTTCCCGTTGCGCCTGCCCCGCTGCTGACTTGGCTTCGGCATCGTTGCGCAAGCGGATGTCCCGAAGATAAGCATCCCGCCTGCGTAGCATTTGGTCCTCTTGGGCTTGGTCCTGCTTGTTGATGCGGTCCAGTTCCATCTCATAGAGGGTGAGGTTCAAGTCCTCCACGAACTTGATGATGGCGTTGTTTTCCTCTTGGAGTTTGAGCAGGCGTTGCCTGGTGGCCGCTTCCTCGTCCTTGCGGCGTTGCTCCTGTTGGGCCTTCCGCTTGTTGTCAGCAGCGATGAGGCCGTCGGTATGCCTATTGTAAGCGTCCCGATAGTTCTCCAACTGCGCTTCCTCTCGTTGCAGGGCTATGGCTTGCTCCGCTGCCCGTTGCTTGGGGTCGGGCAAGTTCAGGAACCGACGAACCGCTGCGGTCAGTTCGTCCCACTTGGCCACAAGCAGACCAACGGCTGCGACTGCTGCACCGATACCCGTTGCAAGGAGTGCGATGCGGAACGCCTTCATCGCTCCTGTGCTGGTTCCCACCGCCACGGCGTAGAGGGCTTGGGCCGCTGCTTGGCCTTGGGTTATCAAGATTGAATCCTTGTTCAGCAGGTTGGCCACCTGTTGCACCCCGTTGGCGAGGGCCATCGCCGCTTGGACCTTGACAAGGGACTTCTGCAGTTCTTCTTCCTCCGCTCCGAATAGTGCCGCCGCTCCTTGGGCTATTTGGAATCCCGCCGTGATACCTTGGACCGCACTCACGAAGGTATCAATGGTTCGGGTATCGGATGCGAGTTGCTTGATTCTTTGCTGCGTGTCCCCGATTTGGTCCTTCAGCCTTCCCGCCTCTTTCTCCATTTCACGGAATGCTTTGGTCCCATCTTGGCCTGCGAGGGCCATGTCCGCAAGGGTCTTCTGCAATTCCCGCAAGCGGGTCTTTGCGCTGGTCGTGCCAGCGGCGGTGGAATCCTTGAGGCCAACCTCAAGTACAATTTCTTTGGTTACATCTGCCATATCTTATC